AGTAAGTTTCATTATTGCATTACCTCCTGATTATTTATCCAGTCTTTTTTATCCATGTAAGATTGTGGTAAAAATGAGTATAGTGGATCACCCTGGCATCTTCTTGCATCACGGTATGGGCAGTATACCTTGCTATGGTAACATTTATCGCATTTATTATTCTTTGGCATTGGTACCCTCCTTATTGAATAGCCATTCCCATACAGCATCTCTATCATATAGTATGGTCCCTGTTTTTCTGCTGTATGGCGGCCCGGTCTTTGTGTTGCGCTCTAGCCATGATACCTTAACCCCTAATAATTCCGCTGTCTGCTTCCTGGTCATAAGTCTTTTAAATCTCTTTTCTGTGTCTGACATGTCCCCTCCTTGTGATTTGATTTGAGTCAATAGTAATACAAGGGTATTAGGTTGTCAATACAATTCCGCAAAATAATAATCAAAAATAATACAAAAACATGTTGACTTTAAAATCTTATGTCTGTAGTATGGATTCACAAGGTCGGGGAAAACAAAACAATTCAAGGAGAGAGGATATGAACAACATTAAAACATCAGAGGCATTACAGGTAACCAGGCTAGACATTGTAAAAAACAATCCGTATACCCCAGGCATAGAAAAAGCCTGCCAGGCAATAATGACAGCTGAGGACATATTGAATCCAGATGATGACAATTTTGATGCGTTTTTTACAGCAGCCATAAAGAAAGATTAACCAAAACAAAACACAAGGAGAGATAAAATGCTTAGATCCGTAAACAAGATGAAGACAGACGCAGCTAACAAAATATTGGCAGGTGATTTTTCAAAAGCTGGAGCCTTTTTGAAGGACGGAGAAGTAGAAAACCCTTTTACGCCTCAATACAAGATCCTTATATCTAATGATGAGATTACAAAAAGAGCCCAGGCACACCTTGATAAATAACACACCCCGCCTCCTTCGGGAGGTAAACACAAGGAGAGAGGATATGGCAGAGTCAAGAATTCAGCATTATGGAGCAAGCTTGCATATCTATTGCCGGATTAGAGACTTAGGAGTACCAAAACCTTTAGCTATGTGGATAGGTAAGAGATACGAATCAATTATACACAGGATATTATACAGGGGGAGAAAATGAAGATTACAACAAAGTTTGATTTCAAGGATAAGGTTTTTAGTATATTAAAAAAACAAAAGAGTGAATGGGTCAAGTGTGGTTTTTGTGGAGGAGAGGGCCGAGTGATAGGAATGGATAAAAAAGATAGGATGTGTCCTGATTGCTACGGGAAAAGCGGGCATAGTATATACATTGGGGTTGGGTGGGGAATAAATGCAACCCTTACAATAGGAGAAATTAGGGTCGCACATAGATGCTCTAATGTATCAGATGATGGGTCAATATTTGATAATTATGGCAGTCAAGATGAAAAATACACAGAGTCCTATATGTGTTATGAAACAGGGATGGGGACAGGAACTCTTCATGATGGGGATAATCTATTCCCCACAGAAAAAGAAGCATTAGAGGGGTGTAAGGAAAGGAATAAAAAGGAGGGGCTATCATGAGCAACTTTATCAACTGGGAGAAAATATCTGAGCTTAAGGAAGCGGATATCATCAGGATTAGGTCGGCGATCATGGTAAGGGTTACAGATCTGTGTAGAAAGGATGAAGATATAGCCCCTGACTATGTAAACGCAGAGATTAAGGCTCTAAATAACCTATACAGCATATTCGGGGGTCAAGTATGATTGAATTTATCCAGGCTTACCAAGTCTATATAATACTGTCAGGTTATGCGATAATAGGTATTTGTATAAGAGTGCTTGATCATAAAGAAAGGCAGGAAAAAAAGATTAACCTATATAGGGAGGAGAGATGACTATTACAATAAATGTAAGAGTAAGAATGACAGGGTACGGGTCAACAGAATATACAGAGGTAGAGATATCCGAGGAGATGATTCGAACAATGGCAGAGAGACAAGCCCTTGAGGAACACGATATGAATGGAGCTATTTCTCAGGAACTCACAGTAATTAAAGATTAACCTATAACAAGGAGAGTGGGGAGATGGGCGACGCAACAAGTGCAAGCATAGGACTAGGGTCAGCAATTGCGGTCACAATATCATGGTCAATCAACAAGTCTATATTATGGTGTATATTGCATGGTGTTTTTTCATGGTTGTATGTGATTTATTATTGGGCAACTCGATCTTAAAGATTGACATTTAGACAGTAGTATAATACAGTATATATTCCTCAATTAAGTCGTCGCTACCTTATTATGATAATTACCCTGTTTTTGGTTGGGATTGTAGCGATCCAGAGGACAACCAGATTCAGGGTTTTTTTATGGAGAATAGACAATGGACCCATACCAGACAGAAGGAGAGTATGATCAGTGTGCATGTGGAGAGCTTCTACTAGGATCTGATGAGCTACCATATGGAATGTGTAAAGAGTGTGCAGAGAAAGAGATGGAGGAACGTAGATAATGGAAAACATGGAGATATGGAATGAACTTTGTCAGCCTCCTAAAGGTGCATTAAGTCAGATAAAGGCTGGTAGACTTAAGGGCAAGACAGATATAAACCCTATGTGGCGATTTAAGGCTATGACTTCGATGTTTGGTCCTTGTGGTACTGGTTGGAAATACACAATTGATGATATTAACTTTCAGGATGGAGCAGGAGAGCTTAAAGCTGTATTTGTTACTGTGTCTGTTTATTATGCTGTGGAGTCTAATGCAACCGCATCAGGCTTAAAGTTCTCTGATCCTGTCCAGGGCGTTGGTGGAGCAATGTTTGTTGCAAAGGAAAAAGCTGGGCCTTATACAGATGATGAGGCAGTGAAAAAGGCAGTAACTGATGCACTTGGAACAGCTCTTAAAATGATCGGTGTTGCTGCTGATATCTATTCTGGTAAATGGGATGGGTCAAAGTATCTAGGTGGACCACCAGAGCAGGCACCACAAGCCCCAAAACAAGCCACTGGCCCTGTTAAAAAGGAAGAGCCTACAGAAGATGAGAATCCTCACAAACTGGCATCCAGAGAGCTAAGAGATTGCAAGAATAAGAATGAGATCCTTTTTAATATAATAGCGGATAACCTCGGGCATAAAGAGGGGTTCTCCCCTGCTGACTTATCACTATTCCAGCTTAAAACATTTATTGATACTTTTATAGCAAGGGATAAATAATGGAACTCATAGAGCTTGAAAGGGAGCTAATGCAAAAGGCCGGCTGGTTAACAACAAAGCTTAGTGAGCAAAAGAGCCTTGTCAAAGACTATGCGAATTCAGAAGAGTCCTACCGTGTTGAGTTAGCTAAAAAGATGTATGAACTTAAAAATGATAAAATGTCTATAACTCTAATCCCTGATTTGGCAAAAGGTGATTCAGTAGTCGCAAGATTAAAAAAGGAAAGGGATCTTGCAAAGGGTATATTAGATGCTTGTAAGTCATCAATACACTCATTGCAGGCCACTATGTCAGGGATACAGAGCCTAATATCAACCAGAAAGGAAGAAATGAAGCTTGTATAAGGGGATAACATGCCAATGGATAAAAAGGATAGAAGAATAAGAGCTTTAGAGAATGCGCTAGAATGCCAGACTGAAAGAGCTGTAAAAGCGGAAAAGAAAGTTAAGAAGTATCAAAGCTTGTATGGTGGGTATAAATCAGCCAGCAAGAAAGAATGGATATCAGTTGATGAGTATCTCCCACTAACAGAGAATGATGAATTTGAATCATATTATGACGTTGAAGTGATAGTTTATGCAGGAGGATATGTTGAATTTGATTTATTTACAGCTGGTAGATCACCTAAATTCTGGAGTAAGTTTGATACGGATGATGTTACTCACTGGATGCCATTACCAGAACCACCAGATTAATATTAACCTGCCTGAACATTCACCTTAAACCGTGGATTTTAGCAATGATTAAAAGTAAGCAGGCGGGTTTATATAGCAAAAGCTGGTTTGGCCATAGGCACCAGTTAGGGCATAAGCCCACAAATTTAATCCATACCATTAATCAGGTGTGGACATTTTAGGGGACCCCGGGGGTGATACCCAAATACGATTGATAGATAATAATTAGTCCAGTAAATGCAGAGCCCTTTGGGATTGGCTCAAGGGGCAAAGCATACCACAAATAAAGGAGAGGTAAAATGAAATATTTAATAATTGCAATGGCTTGCTTAATAATGGGATGTTCTGCACTGGAATATAGGCCTGAGATAATACCAATACCAAGAGGGTTCAGTATAGTGTATTTCTCTGATGGGTCTTATATTATGATGGACCAGCTTACAGGCAGAAAGACTTATCACACCATAGGGTTAAAAGCTATTGTTATTGATGAGGGGGTAGAATGAGTGTATATGAGAAAGTCACAGTGTGCAATGAATGTGGTCGGACCAAGGCTTATGATGATCAACATCCAGCTAGACCATGCCCAAGGTGTGGGGGGAAACTCTTAGAAAGGGTTGGCCAATTCGTTGTGTCTGGTGATAATAATTGGTGGGAGTTCTGGAAACCTACAAGTGGCAGCTGGATATTAAAGGGGGTAGAATAATGGACTACAAAAGAGCATACTGTAAGATCTGTAACAAGAATGTAAAGGTCCAGGATAAAGGCACAAGCCATTGGCTACATTTTATATTCACTATCCTAACAGGAGGACTGTGGGCTGTAATATGGCTACTGTGTGGGATGTCGTCTAATTGGCAGTGTTCAGAGTGTGGGGGGAGGAAGTTAGGGAGGGTTAAATAATGCCTACATACCATTATCATGCAAGTAGACAGCTTGACGGGGGTAAGGGCCATATCGACGGCATATTCGAGATAGGAGAATATATGAAAGAAGATGATCACTATAAAGAGCTGAGGAGGATCCTGTCAAACAAGCTAAAATGCGGATATGAGGAATTTGTTATAGAAAGCTTGACTTTGATTTCAGGATAGATAGACAATCCTAACCTTTTATGCTAAGGTGGTGATAATGCAAAGGATATTAAGAAAAATCATAGGTGGAGCTATATTGATGATCGCTGTACCTGGGTGGTGGTTAATGTGTACCTTGCAAGTCTTTGGTAAATGGATAGGAGAGTATGGGGAGACTGTCAGAATAGTACATGAATGTAGGAGGAGGAAATAAATGGGAATAGTACCACTACAACCAGACATCATAGTAAGCAAAGAAGAATTCAAGAATGAATTAATCATAGAACGATTACAAGAAGAAAACAGAGAGCTAAAAGCTGATAGAGAGAACCTAATAGAGAAATACAGCGACATGGTTGAGAAATATTCTGATTTGGTAGATGAGCAAGTGGAAAAGAATAGTAAAATCAGAGAGTTGGTGCATTTATTAGGTAGGGACATAACAGAGGAGTTGCACTAAGATGTGGATACAAGATATTAATGATGATTATATAAATGTGGATTACATTATAGGTGTATCTATCTTCAATGTAGAAAAGTCTGAATCATTCTTGGTTGCAGCTATGGTTGATATGACAGATTTATCTAGGCCCGCGCATTTATTTGAGGGTGACCATTCCGAATGTGTAGAGTATAGAAATAGTTTAATGAAAAGTATTTATATAGATAACATTAAATAAAGGAATAAGCCCATGCCAGCAGGTAGGCCCACAGTATTTACGCCAGAAGTTATCCTTATATTAGAGGGTGCATTTTTAATAGGCTGCACAGATGAAGAGGCTTGCTTTAAAGCAGGGATAAGCACAACCCCTTTCTATGAGTACCAAAAGGAACACCCAGAATTTAAGGAGAGAAAAGAGGCACTTAAGCAAAGCCCCTTCTATACAGCCAGGAAAACAGTGGTGGATAATCTCAAAAAGGATGCAGACTTTGCCCTTAAGTATCTAGAGCGTAAAAAGAAAGATGAGTTCAGCACACAGACCAATACAAGACTAAGCGGAGATCCTGACAACCCGATTAAGCACAACCACACAGTAACCCCAGAGGAAGCACTAAAGGAAAGAGGGATACCAGTGCCAGGGGTAGAGGTGGAGGATGTGGAATGAGTGTAGGGGTGTGGCGGAAATGGTAAACGCTGGTGAGCATACCTGGAAGGGTCACCCACAAACCGGTCGGGGGTCCTTCTTTGCAGGTTCGAATCCTGCCACCCCTAACATTAAAGGAGAGAGCGCATGAGACTGCATTATAGTAGTGGAATATTGAGCCTATCATTTAAATGGAGATGGAGAATATGCATTGTGGGTATTCATACTGACTTTAAGTGGTTAAGATTGCCCATTATGCGCAGACGGCAAATATACCAGAACTACACAGATAGGAGTATAGGCCCCTTGTGGCTGTCATATTAAAAGGAGAAGCCCGATGAAAGCAAGTGATGTAATAGAAAAGCTTCAAGAGAGGGTAGAAGAGCATGGGGATTGTGAGACTTGTTATATAACGCGGTATGAAAGCCCATATAAAACAGTCAGGAGCCCAAGGTATATACAGAGCATTTTATACAACGATGGGGTCTTAGAAATAGAATAAATGCCCCAACCCAAGCCCAACAAACTGACCTTAGAAGACGTTGACCTCCTTGAACAATGGTGGGTGCAGAAATCTAGGGTTAACTTTTTTGCATACCGTCAATATATGAGGTATGGCAACTTCAAGTATAACTGGTTTATTGTAGACCTATCCCGCCAACTACAACAATTCTATGTAGATCTCATTAATAAGAAAAGACCAGTTCTAGTCATATCTACGCCCCCACAGCATGGGAAATCATGGGCCGTGACAGATTTAATATCGTGGATAGCAGGGAAAAGACCTGATATAAGAACTATCTATGCTTCATTCTCAGACTCATTAGGGGTTAGATGTAACTTGGCCCTTCAGAGAATGTATGATGGATCTAAGTATCAAAAGATATTCCCAGATACCACTATATGCACTAAGAATGTCGTAACAGTCTCTAACAATTTCCAGAGGAATAGGAATTTAATGGAGTATGTTGGTAATGATGGGTACTTTAGGAATACCACGGTAGGCGGGTCAGTTACAGGGGAATCTCTTGATATTGGGGTTATAGATGACCCTTTTAAAGGGAGGGAACAGGCCAACAGCCAACTATATAGAGATAAGATCTGGGATTGGTTCACAGATGATTTTAGTACGAGGTTCAGTGAATACGCGGGGCTCCTCATAATCAAAACCAGATGGCACGCAGACGGCATGGTTAGCCGCTTAGAGAAGAATAGTCCAGATGCTAAGATAATAAACTACCCTGCTCTCGCTGAGACAGACGAACTACATCGTAAGAGGAATGAACCCTTATTCCCTGAGCATAAATCACTCAAATTCCTCCATTCAAAGAAAAAGCTAATGTTCCCCGCTTACTGGGAATCTCTTTATCAGGGGAACCCAACGGTTAAGGGCGGAGAGATATATAAAGACTCATATTGGCAATGGTGGAATGTATTGCCCCCTCTAAAGTATAAATTCATCGTCGCAGATACAGCCCAGAAGACAAAGACCCAGAATGATTACACTTGCTTTCAAGTATGGGGTTATGGTATCAATGATTGTATATATCTTATTGATATGTTTTATGATAAGCTCGAAGCCCCAGAGTTAAGAAGAGAGGCAGCAGCTTTTTACCATAAGCACGACACCCAGAGAATAGACTTAAACGAACCTGTATTAAGAGGGTTTTATATAGAGGATAAGTCTTCAGGTATAGGGTTGATTCAGGAGCTTAAAAGGAAAAAGCTTAAGATATATGAGGTGCCAAGAAGCACTGACAAGGTAGAGAGATTTAAAGATGCAAGCCCTTATGTGGAAGCAGGGAGGGTTTACCTAAATGAAAATGTACCACATGTAAGCGTGATTACTGATGAGGGTAGGCTTGCACCTAATGGGCCACATGATGATGCTATAGACACAACAACCAGCGCAATAGAAACAGCCTTTATAGATGCTCAGCCCGATAATATGGAAATAGGCTCAATAGGAACCACAGCCACATCAAGTCAAGGGGATTGGTAACATGGGTTTAAAGATACCTTACACGAATATAGAGTTATTCCAAGACACGCCAGAGCCAACACCACCAAAAGAAGAGAACGCCCCAGCAAGACAAGAGATCGGGTATGCTAGAACGGACTTGTATGGTGCTGGTATAAACGCATATGATCCTGATGACCTGAAGATAAAGAAGGGCAACAACGTATATCAGGAAATGAACAAGGATGACCAGGTAAGACCCGTTATTCAGTTCAAGAAGGATGCAGTACTAAGCCGTAACTGGTTCTTTGAGCCTGGGGTTGATGAGGATGGAGAGCCTAGAGAAGATCATAAAGAGATTGCTGACTTCTTTACCTTCATGATTGGGTCTATTAACGGTTCATTCACAGATAAGCTTCAGGGTATCTTTTCAAGCCTTGAAAATGGTTTCTCTATATCCGAGAAGGTGTTCAAGCCTTTGACCTACCAAGAGCGTACCATGTGGGGGATTAAGGATATCAAGTTAAGGCCCTTTGATTCTTTTGAGGGTGGGTTTGTTACAGATAAGCATGGCAACCTTGAAGGGTTGGAGCAGAGCATACCAGGGGCAGTGGTTCCTATCCCCCTAGAGAAGGTGATTCACTTTGTTAATGATCCACAGCATGACGCTATATATGGGCAGTCTGATTTAAGGGCTTGCTATAGGGCGTGGTGGTCTAAAGATATAACTATCAGGTTCCAGAATATATTCCTTGAGAGATATGCAAGCGGTCATATAATAGCAACGGTTGAAGGTAACTTACAGCCTGATCAAAGAACAGCCCTAGACAATCTATTAAAGAATGTATCAACAGAGTCAGGGTTCAGGGTGCCTAGTAATGTAAACATTGAAAAAATCATGCCTAGCACCACAGATGCATATGAAAGAGCAGTTGCACAGCATGACAAAGCCATAGCAAAGAGTGTGCTGGTGCCTAATCTGCTTGGGATCACGGAACAGGGAAGCACAGGTTCATACTCCCAGTCAGAAATACAGTTAAGGGCTTTCTTTTGGACCCTGGGCGCACTAGCCAAGAGATTAGAGGAAACCCTTGATGAACAGCTATTCAGACAGCTTGCACTATGGAACTTTGGCACAGATGACTATCCGAAGTTTAAGTTTCAGCCTATGACAGCAGAGCAGGCCGTTGAGGTTAGCCAGGTCTGGGGTGACTTAGTACAGAAGGGTGCTGTATCTAATTCAGAGACTGATGAAGCTTATATCCGTAACATATTAGGTTTCCCAGCAAAGGCAGAAGATGAGGAGGACGTAATAGGGGATGAATTGCCAGAAGGGGAAAGTGTAGGGGATGGTGAGGTTTTTGACCCTGAAGCCGTAGACCCAGGCACAGCACTAAATGGGGCTCAAGTCGCGGCCCTATTGGATATTATAGGCAAGATGGGTACAGGCGAACTTGATAAGAAAACAGCTATAAAGCTTATTGCCGCAGCCTTCCCGATGTCTATTGAAGAGGCTGGGACGCTGTTATCTGAAGTCCAAGAGGGCAAGATCAAAATCCCTGAAGGGATAAAGGAAGGGTTCACCCTTAAGGATTTAAGAGAGTTCGCGGATAAATCTACATGGTTTCAAAGGATGGACTTCCAGCAGGTAGAGGGTATCCTTGATGATAATGACGAAAAGTTTTCTGATATGCTATCCAATGAGCAGGCTCAAGCACGGTTCAAAATAGAGGCCCAGATAAGGAAGGTTGCAAAAGGTCGCAGTGGTGGCAATATAAAGGCCACTGAATTTGAGGTGGGAGTTAATTATCCCAAGGCTGTACACACTGCCATAGTTAAGACAAGCCGCGTTAATCTAAAAGAGACTATGGAGGACGGCGTGGTGTCTGCAAGGCGCAATCTACCTAAGCAGAATAATACCGAGATCCATGTATTTCAGCTAGATACTAAGGCCAGGGCAGAGAGCTTCCTTTCTTCCAGGGCAATGAATATAGGCAAGAATCTTGACGCTGACACTATGAAAGCTGTCATGAATGTCTTGATGAACGGGGTTAAATACGATTGGTCAGTGACCCAGATCATGGACGCGCTAGCCTCAGACACTAAGCTTACAGAGATATGGCCTGACTATGAGATAGTAGAGAGAGAAGGGAAACCACCTATTGCAAGGGCAATAAATAAGCCTGCTAGGCTGGCCACGCTGGTACGCACTACCAATGCAGAAGCATTCAATGAGGCTAGGGACGCATTTTTTAAGGCCCCAGAAAATAAGGGGTTTGTAGTGGCGTTTGAGTACTCTGCAATACTGGACAGTAGGACAACCGATATATGCAACAAGCTTGATGGAAGAATAAGGCGTGACTTTGGCAGGTATGCACCGCCTAACCATTTTAATTGTAGATCTTTGCTGATCCCAGTAACTATAGTAGATGATTGGGACGGTAAACAAGATCCATTTCCTTCTATTCAGCCCCAGGAAGGATTTGGAAACATTTAACCAGGAGATAGCCCGATAATGACAACACTGAAAACCATAACCACCATAGAGCTTGCAAGCGCATGTAGCTTAAAATGCTCATACTGTATTAATAGACTCATGCCAGCACAAGGCAGGGGCTATGAAATCATGTCTGATGAGGTGTTTGACGCTTCACTTGATGTTCTGCTTAAATGTGTAAAGCAGGGGACACAGGCCGAGGTTAACCTTAACGGCAATGGTGAATCACTTCTTGACCCTGATATCCTAGATAGAATAAGAGCTGTCAGGGGTGTAATGGGAGCAGGTCAAGTGCAGATGTGCAGCAACGGCACACACTTAACTGAAGAGCTTGCTCAAGGTATGATAGACGCAGGGATAAGCCGTTGTGATATCTCCATACATGATACAGTAGCAGCTAGAAAGGCCGTTGATATAATGAAAGCTGTCAACATGCCTGGGGTAGTAGCGGTAGGCCCTGTACATGGTAGCCATAATTGGTGCGACCAAATAGAGCCGGAACATAGGGTAAAGCATATACCCGTTGGTGTGCCTTGCAAGCCCTTAATGGAGGGTAGAGGGTATATACAGAGCAATGGTGATGTGAGCCCATGTTGTTATGATTACAGAAGCCTTGGAGCCTTTGGTAATGTGTTTGATGATGACCTGTTTGAGAGAGATATAAAAAGATTTGATCTTTGCGGTCCTTGTCACCAGGAAATACCGGAGGGCATAGGATGAAGGTAAAAGACTACGTGGAAAAATTCAATTTTATTTATCAGGCCGGTAAGGGCTGTTTTAATTGTACCCATATAGATGTCGATTATGGTGAAGATACTTGTGCCCACCCTTTGATGGATGGTTTTGATAATGGTGAATTGAGTGTGGGGGGAGCGAATATCTGCGATAATTGGAAGGGCATAGAATGAAGATAAGTGAATTTAAAAAAAAGCATAATTATAGGGCTATATCTGAATCATGCTGCATTAATTGCTTTAATAGTGAATCTGATCAGACAGACATGTGGTGTAACTTATATAACCCTAAGAGTAGAGACTATGGGGATACTCTTTATGTCCTCTCAGCTAATGTATGTAATGAGTGGGAGGCTAAGAAATGAAACTCCTAACTATCAACTCCATAGAAACAAGCTCTATATGTGATAATAAGTGTGATTACTGCCCAGCCAAAGAGCAAGGTAAACACCGAGACACCGGATACATGTCCATGGATGTCTTCAGAAAGGCTCTTGAATGGGTAGAATGGTGCGCCAGAAGAGGCACCCAACAGGAACTAAACTTATTTGGTGTGGGTGAGCCGACCCTTAACCCTAACATAGTACAGATGTGCCGACTAGGTAGGCATATATTGCCGGATTCAAGGGAGCTCCACTTTAACACCAACGGCAACACCATGACTGAAGAGTTGGCCTTAGATCTTAAGAGCGCGGGTATCACGCATATAGATGTTACCTTGCATGTAGGGTATGCAAAGAATCCAAAGAATGTCAGTAAGGTAATCCAGATATTGAATGAGCATGGCATGATGCGACCTGGGGGAATAAGCGTTGATCCTATTATCCGGCCTAATAATTGGGCGGGGCAAGTTGATTGGCCCGATTCAGGTATCAGATTCCAGTGTCCTTTCTTAACCAAGGGGCAAGTTATGATAATGAGTAATGGGGATATAACGACATGTTGTATAGATGCCTTTGGTCGTGGTATAATAGGGAATGTCTTTGATAGTAAACCTGAAGACATAGAACTTGAGCCTTTTGACCTTTGTGAGACTTGTCACAGTAGGATATAGAAATGCCAATACAGCCAAAAGAGATACAGGTAGTTGATCAAGACCATCATAAGCTTGATGTTAATTCCGATGGGTCTATAAATAATAGAATAGTAGACAGTTCAGGGTCTGTATGGGAGCTGGAGCTTAACGGAGCCATGCCTGTTAATATCCAAGACCAAACTACACCTCCTGTGGATGACTATTTTTTGCAATCAATTGGTAATTTCACAATATCGTCTGACACAGTTGCTGCAACTCCGACAACAGTTCCTAAAACTTTTGAAGCCAATTCAGGACATGGAATAATAGTGACAGATGAAATACTTCTATTAGATGTTGCACAGAATAAAAATTTTTATTCAAATGTTACCAGCGTTTCTATTAACACCATAGTAGTTGACAAGCCCATGGATGAGACCTTTGCCTCTGACACCACTTTAGGAAGGATCGTCACAAGTGAAATGGCTGTTGATGGAAGCTCAACCCCTCAAATCTTCACAGCCAGAGCAGGAACCACTGAATTAGATATAACTAGAGCTATAATAACTATGCAATCGGGCTCCTCAATGGATGATTCTCGCTTTGGTAGCCTGACAGCATTGTCAAATGGTTTTTCCTTCAGGATTTTGAATGGATTCAAAAAGACTATTTTTAATTTTCATTCCAACCAGGATATAAAGCAATTTTGTTATGATGTAGATTATTCTGATAGAGCACCAGCTGGTTTTTTTGGCTTAAGCGCCCGTATATCTTTTGGGGGTCAAGATAAGCATGGAGTGACTTTAAGGATAGGACCTAATGATTGGCTCCAATGGATTGTTCAAGACGATTTAACCGATATGGATAGTATTAAAGTGGCCTTGGAAGGCCACGAAGTCACGGACTAAATAGGAGGTAAAGTAATGACAGACCGGAGATGTATTAGATGCCCAGACAATGCTGTTGAGAGTTCTAAATATTGCCAAAACTGTAAAACAGAGCTTGAAGATCGAGAATCAGAGAGATTGACCAATATAGATCAAGTAGATTATCAAGCTCTATACGAAGCACTACAAATTCAGTATTCAGAGCTTAGCGCGAATTATACGATATTGGTAGAATCAATTAATAAACCATAATACTAACAGATAACTAATATGACAGCCCTAGCCCAAATAAAAAAGCCCCTATATAATAATGTCGCACTAAATTATAAGGGGCTTAGATAGGATAAACCTTTAACAAGAGGCAAAGCCCATGCCCAACACAGCCCTAGTAATTGACTATACCGCACTTGAAGAGGAAGAGAGCCGTAAAAAGAAGGGATCTAAAAAAGGTATGGTAGATACTACAGACAACACGGAATTAAGCATAGAGAAAAATACAGGCCTTTCCAGCATTATAAGGGTCTGCCCCCATTACTCTTATGTTGATGATGAAGGGATAACCACTGAGGGGTTTGACTTCCCTGATGGTGATATTTATTTAAAGATAAGATTGCACAAAGAAGGGGTTGAGCGCGTGAACTTCCTGCATTGTACTAATGTATGGATATTGGTGGGCAAGTTTGATGACTCTAATGAGCTGAAGGTTAAGAGTGATGATGTTTTAGAAGTTGATGGAAAGATCGTGTCTCAGTTAGTTTCAAAGGTTTTCACTCCAGACTTTATAGCAAAGACGGGCATTTCTAGCATTGCAGACATGGAGCAAGCCTCAATAGCACAAGGGCTAGATTGCTCAATCGGAACAATAGAAACTAGCATAGATGTTCCACAGAGTATGATTGATAAATATGATGTCTATATGGATGTGGAGAGTTAAAAGATATGACTATAGAGTACCTACTCCCAATTGATGATCAACAGGCTCAATTCAACGAGCTGTCTAGTGGCACGGCTCATTGGTCTTTGCTTGCCGATCCCGTTGGGGCCCCAGTAGATGCGAATTGGACCAGGAACACGGATGGGGCAAGCGCGAACGAAGAACTAGGGTACAATTCTTTTGTAGGGTCAAACGCTACATCAATAAATAACTACTGTTTATTTTTTCGCGCATTTGAACCTAATTCCTCCACAGGGCAATTTAGGCACACATATTTCATTGAAAACGCTAGGCAGAACGGCACCACCAGGAACCTAGGGCTAACTATCACAGATTATTTTGACGCAATCACAAACAACCCCTTGACCGCTTCACCTTTTACGGTTGATGAGGCGACAGGGGTAGGGTCAAACTTTATATCAGGCAGGGCCGGGGGTCGAGCATTAACCAGCGCAGGGGAGGCGGTTGAATGTACCGCAATGTACGCATGTCTTGACTTTGAGACGGCTGCACCCTCTATTGATTTGACCGCGAATATTGTAGCGACAACCACAACCGCCGATATATCCAGCATCATAAGAAGGGTTTTAAGCGCAGGTATTACAGCGTCTTCAATCACTAACAACATTGTTCTAGCGGTTGAAAGGTCGTTGTCTTCAGGCATTACAGCCACCAGCACAACCGGAGATATTCAGGCCAGTATTAACCGTAAGTTACTAGCGGACATAGCAGCGTCTACCACCACTGGAGATGTACAGGCAGCTATTACAAGAGCCTTAACAGCAGATGTAAAAGCGACCACGATAACATCCGCAATTGACCTGATTGTACGCAGGGCTTTATCCGGGTCTGTTGCAGGGACCACCACTACAGGCGATATTGAGCTAATAATAGCCACTGCTGGAGCGATTAACCTGTCAGCTAGTGTGAAGGCTACTACAACCACACCAAGCATAGATCTATTAGTTTCAAGGGTATTGGCTGCAAGTATCGCAGGGACTAGCTCAACGGGTGCTATTGATGCCAATATATCAAGATCCTTATCAGGTGGAATAACAGGAACAACCACCACAGGAGCCATTGATACAGTAATAAGCAGGGCCTTAAATGCCTCTGTAACAGGCACCAGCACAACCCCAGATATTGACGCGATAATAACAAGAGTGCTTAATGCTGCTATATCTGGTACAACTACAACAGGGGATATAGATCTTTTAATCACTGAGGGAGGAATTAATCTCTCAGCTAGTATCCAGGCCACAACCTCAACCCCTGAGATAGAGTTAGTAGTACAAAGACTTTTACAGATGTCAGCAGCAGGAACCACGATAACGCCCGATATCGTGTTGACAATAGTGGGACAGGGTTTAGGCACAATAAAAAATCCTTCTTTAGTATCTTCTACAATAGCAAGATTAATGGCAAGCTCAACAACAGAACGGACTATTTATAAATCTTAAGGAGGCTTTTAAATGGGCAATATTACAACGTATATGGGGAATGAGTTTCTAGATCATGTCTGCAACTCTGAATATTCAAACGAGACAAATGTATTTCTAGCATTGTCCACGGCTGATCCTACCAGCAATGGATCTGGGCTTGCGGAACCTTCAGGCAATGGATACACCAGGAAGGATATTAATTTCAGTGCTGCATCTCTTGGAAGGATCACACAGACCGGCGTAGTTTCTTATGACACTGCAACAGGCTCATGGGGTGATATCACTCACTGGGCTGTATGTGATTCAAGTGCAACAGGTAATGTTCTTGCTGTAGGTGCTTTGGGAACTTCCAAGAATGTAATCAATACCAATGACGCTAGGGTTGATAGTGGTGAAGTTTATATTGAGATG